GCCTTGATGTTTTATCACGTCTGGATTAGATGCATTTCTCATATATACATTTCCAGTTGACATAATTACATCTCCAGTATTAACTGTTACATCTTGTCCTTCTGCTGCTATTGTTAATGCAGCTGTTGCTGTACTTCCAGTATAAGTTTTTAATTGTATATCTCCATCTGTACCACTTGCAGATTTACCAGAAGTAACAATTACACTACCTGCTTGACCACTACCACTTGCTGATCCAGCATTTATATTTAAAGATCCTGACGCACCGTCTGCAGAACCTCCTGACTCTATTGTTAAACTGCTTCCTGTAGTGCTTGATGTTGTAGCATTAGGTTTTATAGACGCCGCTGCGTTAAAAGCTATACTACCACCTATATTTAAAACTTCGCTATTAAAATAGTTTCCTGATGTTCCTAAATATGTATTAGCAGCAGTTACTCTTATACCTTGACTAGTAGATCCATCAGCACTTAAATATGCAGTACCTAAATCTATATTGTTATTAGCCATATCTAATATTCCTGCCATTGTAGATAAACTAGCTGCTATAGATATAGCTCCTGCAGTATTAGTAATTGTTACATTAGTACCAGCTGTAAGAGTTGCTAAAGTAGGTATACCTGTAGTTGCATTACCTATAAGTAATTGTCCATTTGTAGACATTGCTGCTGTAGCTTTTATAGAATCTGTAGCGTCAGCATAAAGCATTGCTCCTTTAGCTATTGTAGATAATCCAGTACCTCCATTTGTTACTCCATTTTCTCCTGTTACTGTTCCTGTAAAATCTACAGAACTTAAAAACCCTGCAGTTGTATTATTACATAAACTAAGATCTATACCAGCTTCTAAAGCTGTTAATACTATATTATTAGAAGTTGTAGCTACAGTTAATAATCCTGTATCTCCTGATTTTATTCCTTTAAATACTATTTGATTTTTATTTGTTAATGTTGCACTAGTGTAAAGTGTTTCACTAGATGTACCTGCTGTTGATACCGCAGGAAACATAGAAGATACAGTAAGTTTTTGAGATGCTCCTGTATTACTGTTAGATACTAAAAAATAGTCACTGTCAGTTACACTTGTTTTAGCCAACGTTCTTAAGTCTGTTACTTTTGCCATTTTTATATTTTTATATTTCTAAATCATCTATACCATCTATTCCTTGTTGTATATCTGGAACAATCTGATTAGATGAACTTCCTGTTAATAATTGTGGGTCATTACCGCAATCTCTACAAAACTTATTTGCAAAGTTAATAAAATTATCTATATAATTAATATTGTTAGAATTTGATATATATCTCATGTTATCATTACAATATGCCCAATACCCTGATATGTTTCCAGAAGCATTTTCTGGATCTAATCCTGCTACACTTACTGGTGTAGGTAACCCGCTTTGAGCTGGTCCTTGGAAAAACCATATATTTCCACTTATATGATGCTTTATTATATCTCCAGGAGTTAGCTCTCCTGTTCCACTTGGATCAAATAAACTTACAGTAGATGTTGTTCCTACTGCAGGTGTTAATGTATTTACATTAGAATCATTTAATCCTGTACTTGGCCCTCCTTCTATCCAAAGGTCTTCACATGATCTATATGCAGACGAAGGACTAGGAGTATTTGAGTCTTCACAGTTATAAAGACAATCTAAACCTATTTTCTTTAATAGGTAACCCATTAATATTAATTTCCATACATTCATTATTGAGCAATCATCTGCTTGCCCAGTAACTAGTTTATTATAATAATCAAATCCATTTTCTGCTATACATACTTCTATTCTTCTAATAGTTTGATCAATTCCTGTAGGTATACATGGGTGCGGTTGACACGCTGACCCTCCACTTCCATATTCACATATTCCTGGAACACATTCTTGAGTTGCAGATGGATTGTAATTTGTAGCATTTTCATCTGTACATCCACAATACTCACAAGATCCGTCATCATATAATGCAGAAGGATTATAATTGTCAGCTGCAGGATCTGTACAACCACAACTAGTTCCTGAACTTGGAATTAAAACTTCAAAAATTAACTCACATCCATGACAATCTAATATTGTAAATGTCAACATATTTGCAGGTAAATTACAAAATTCAATAGCTGTATTAAAATCATAATTTCCAGGAGGTATCCAATTTGTAGTAGATTGAGATAAACCACAAAATGTAGTACAAGTTACAAGCTCCCATTGACCTGTATTACAAGTCGATGACGTAACTGTAAGTTGTACACAACCATCATTATTAGTTCCACAATAATACCCTGTACCAGAAGCAACTACATAGCTTGTTGCAGCAGTAGTTGTATAAGAAACAGTCATTGCTGGGTCATCGCAATATGCACAACTTCCATCATCACATGCAGGAGGGTTTCCTACATAATTATTGTTAGATATTGGACCAGAATACCCATAGTTAATTGCAGTTGGGTCTGTACATCCACAAGGAGTATAAACACAACTACCATCATCTATTGTAGCAGTAGGATCATAATTTGTTGCTGTTGGGTCTGTGCAACCATAAACATCAGTGTAACAAGTACCATCATCACAAGTTGCATTTGGATCATAATTACTTGCACTAGGATCCGTACATCCATAGACACAATATAAACATGTATCATCACATATAGCTGCAGCATCATAGTTTAGTGCAGAAGGATCTGTACATCCGTATATAGGTAAATATATACTAACTGTAGGACTTGTTACAGTACAATCAGGAGCTGCAGAATAAGAACTTACCCACTCTATTCTATAGTCTCCATTTCCATTAGTTTGAAAAGTTTGTTCTACTATAGTAGCTACAAATGGGCTAACAATTCCTTGACCCAAAGAGCCTATACTTGTTGGAGGTCCTACGTTAATCCAACTTCCACCATCATAATACTGTATTTGATATACTAAAACTTCTGCAGGAGGAAAACAACTAATTGAAGACTCATATGTAAAATTAGTACATGGGTCAAAATTAGCTACTGGTGCAAATGTTGGTATATCACAACAGTAATTATTATTTAAATCACAAATTGTTTGATCTTGAAACCATAAATTTGAATCACCAATTAAAACTCCATCTGAAGTAAGTCCTGTATTAGTTAAAAAAGGATCTTGACAAGCTGGTACTGGTATTGTTATGTCAAAAATTTCATAACATTCTTCTTGCTCTACTGTAGCATCTGGATCATCTACATAAACTTTTATACTATAATATCCATATGCAAATCCTGCTCCTAATGTAGCTGCATTAAGTAAAACATTCCAACCTGCCGAGCCTACACTAGTTATTGTACTACCTACTTGTGTAGTATTAGCATTAAATCCTGCTAATGTTCCAAAAGTAGAATTACCACTTGCAGTTTGTGAATCCCATTTATATAACTCAACTTTATAATCAGCATTTTGTGTTGTACCAGTAACTATATTGTTTATATATGCTTGAAATTGAACTGACGCTTGTATTCCTACAATTTGAATTTCTGAACCTGTGTCTGTACTATTAGTTGGATATGTTATTGTAAAAGGGTTGCTAAATGCTTGTGCAATAGGAGCTACTACATTTGGAGTACTGTTTCCATCAACTAGTTGACCAGTTGCATCATCACAATAATGACATGTTACATTATTTGCAATAGTAGCATTACTATCATAATTTAAAGCGTTACTATCTGTACACCCTACTATTGGTAAAGGATCTTTTAATTGTACCCCTATAACTTGAGCTAAACATACAGTAGAACTAGAGTCAAAAACAAATACATTATATAAACCTTGTTTAAGACCAGCACTATTAGTTGTTCCTTGTGCTGCAGGAACATATCCTTGTGCGCTACTAGTTGCATAAATTGAATTTCCTACTCCTCCTTGT